GGCATCCAGGCAATCATATCATCGCCCATGATGATAAAGTCATACCAGTCAGTAGCGCCGGCCTTCCGTAGAACATATAAATGCTCACATGCGTTTAGAAGTGATGTCATTCGAGAAGTCTTTGAATCGCCCGATCTTATTCCGTCGAAAGGTTGACTCATTGTGACTCCCTGCTCCGTTATAATGTATGCGGGCATCCCCGTCTCATAGTTGAACAGTGGTAGGGGATCTACTCTAAGTATCTCCTTTAGCACCTTTGACCAGACTCGTAAAACGTATTGCAGCCTATTGCCTCCATGGTGCAGGTCGAAGCGGGATTGGTCTAACGCTACGGGTATCCAGCCTCTGCTAGTATTCAGTTTATGGCGCCGCAGCAATTCTTCTGGTGTCGCCATAAAGTGCGAACCTGGAGTGTAGAAATGTGCATCACTAATGGCCTTCACAAAAAACTTTGAGATCATAGCGACAATCTTTGCTGTTCCTTGTATGATGCGCACCCGACCTTCTAGGTTCCTAGTTTTCAACCATCCTGCCTCAGTCAGCTTGTACATTTCTTTATCCGTGTGCTGCACACGCGAGAATTCAATGAACGCCAACGGCGGAAACCACCTCCGAAGAGTACTATCAATTGAAGTTATGAGGTCCTCAGTACTGGCGCCTCTCTTCATCAGAGAGAAGGCGGTATGTGCGGTGATCGCCCAGACTGTCAGGATGACATCGTTCAGGGCGGCATTGGCACCAGCAACTATAATTGGGATCCCAGTGTTCTTCCTGCGGGGGTATGTGACCGGTTTGGTGGCCCAACCTTTGACGTCCCGCATCAACTTTCTGACGATCTGTTCATTGTACACAGTGTGCAGCGTACTAGGTGTGAGATCTTTCGAGAAAGCGAGTGTTCCGTGCTCTGCAAGATAGTTGTGTGATGGTCTGACGTAAGGATGTGCGGTAGTGGTCTCTTCCAGCAACTCCTGTTCCCAGGGTTCCAACTGTATCCACTTCGAGACGACATCCTCTACAACAGTCGCTACTGCATCATGGAGTTTCAATTCCTCCTTCAACCTGTTAAGCGGGTATCTCCACGATTCTCGGACGATATGCAACCTGTTGAGAACATATGTCGGTAGCTCGTCTTCCCTTAAAAAAGGTACTTTGTATACAGGTCCTGGATCGGGTTTGTACTCAGGACGCCTGATCTTCAGCCGACGTCTCAGCATCGTCTGTAGGAGTTTGCCCAGCCGTTTTCGGATCCTCTATTATGCCGGTGCGGGCCAACGCTGGGGCATGCTCGCTTATTGTCAGACTTGCACTTACGTCTGGCAGCTGTGTAGGTATAATGTCCGCTATCTTATTCCTGTATGCGATGCCAAGGTTTGTCGGAACCAACATAGGTACGTGTAGCTCGAGTTTGTTAGTCGTATTATCCAACTGGGTGAAGTATGTTTCGATTCCTTTCGCTAAATGCCAGACCTTGTACTTCCTATCGAAAGCGGCAGCCAAGCGAATGGATAGCTCAGTGTGAGTGAAAGGCTCCGCGCCGTTGTACGTCAAGATGACGATAGGGTACTTGGCGAGCATCCACTGCTGTGGCCGGCCATTTACAGTGCTATTAATTAGAGTGTTGGCTGCTCCTTCAATTATGTTAACGAGGGCTTGTGGTCGGCGATTGCGCAGATTATCCCAGCTAGCGTATCCGAGGAATCGTGCAACATCGTCGAGATCGAAAAAGACTAGGTTATCTCGGAAGTCATGCAGGCGTGGACGTATATACTCGATGTCCACTGTTCCGTTTGGCCCTTCCAGATATCTGGGCACTAGCAAGCCGAGTCTGTCCAGCTCAGGCATACCAGTGTTGAAGTTAACACGCAAGGTCTGTAGAAAGAAGCCGTTCAGGTTCACAACTGTGCCATGGCTACTGGAACTAATGTACTGTACGATTCTATCCAGATTGGCATCTAACGTGACCCATGTCGCTGCGTCTTCCAGATTTGATAGAAACGCATAATCATATACGCCTTGTTGTGCACCTCCATCGCTAATAAAGAGAAAGAGCTGAGTTCTACGCAACAAAGCGTCTTGCGAATACGCGAAGTTGTAGTCTCCGAGTTGTGTGCCAGTGAAGAGATACCTTGATTCTGTTATTAGGTCGTGGGCTCGCGTCTCGAAATGATCGAGTCGCTCAGCGGCTTCAGTCGTACGTAAGTAGGTGCTCTTCAAATAGTCCACAACGCGGTCTATCACCTTGCGGAATTCGGCGCGCAAGTCAGGGGTGTTAATCACGGTAACACCACCAATCCTTATCACTGGCATATTATCTATGAGTTGGTCGTAGAGACGTAGGATGTAGAGGGGAAGGCCCCCGACCACCTCGCCGAAACCTACTGCTATATCCATTCTCCTAACATCCGTTAGCTGCTGTATCCCAATCTGCTGTGCGATGTATGAAGCTAGAGCGCCAGATGTGGATGCCCCGCCGAGGACGTTCACTAATAGACGAGCCAGGGACACTTCCGTAAGCAACCTGAAAATCGGATCGCGCGCGGGAGCTGAGCGATAATCCTCGGGGGTGTAAAGCAGCTCCACGTTCGCAGTACGTATTTGTAATGACTCAATCGCCTGGAGCAAGTCGGCTATTGATCGATGCACAACGGCGTCAGCAGCTGCCGGTAAATAGGAGGACCAAACCCCGGTCACTGTCTGGACCCATTGCAACATGTCGGGGACATCGACGTCAGCTGGTAAGCCTGGAACCTCAACCGCGTAGAAGATGGGCCGTATGACTGCATTAGCCGGCAGACTCGTGTCCCCGTCTACGAGTCTCATCTGGTTAGGTGTAGGCTCCCATCTTAACCATTCTAGGAGATGTAGTTCATGTAGAAAAGGCAGGAGGCTCTCACCCGTGATAGATATCGAGTCAGTCGCGGTCTCATTCACGTCATTAATAGCAGTAAGCAAGGGCACCGGTGTTTGTTCGTTATCTAGCAGGATTTGGGTTAGCCGTAAAAAGACTTCATCGGGGTCAGCCATTTTGTAAGTCCGGTAGACCTCGATTAACTCTCTAGACAGACGGGTAGCAGCTAAAATTACATTACTGACCACATCGCCTCTAGTGAGAACGTCTAGTGCACTTCTGGCGTTATTTGCAATATTTCTGGTCTCATGCTGCCTGATAGCCTGACGGAGCAGGCTGACAAGGAAGGGTTTGAGTTCGTCGCGAACAGCAGTGCTAACAGCACGATGAGCCTCATCAGCAGACTCCGGCACCAGTGACGCATACAGATCAGCCAGATTAGTAGCACGTACAAATTCAGCGAATTGGGTAATGCCGCCGTTTAGAGCAAGAAGGAACAGCCTCGCGATGACTGCCAGGTCGGCGTTTAGGCTGTTGGTCATCGTCCTCTCAGCGAGGGTCGCAAATTCGGTCATTAGTGTTCGTACGTGGAAGGGTCCAAACGCTGATACTTGACTGCCCATATAGCGAAGCTTGAACTGGCCAAAAACTAGAGGTGATACCATTCGCCATATAAATCGCCACATCGGAGTATAATCGCCTGAATCAGAATACAGCTGACCAGTCACACCGGTCATGCCAGGGGTGAGTTTCACCATCTCAGTTCTTTCCATAGACTACTTCTTTTTGGTCGGAACTTCTTTCCTTCTCCTACCGATCACGTCATTATACACTCCCTTGTATTGTATCGTCACTAACGGAACTCCTGCCGCCAGCACACTATTCACGTAATCCGAAGTCATCAGTGGTTTCTCATCTGAATCTGCTGCCTCGACGAAGGATCGATCTGTCATCACCACCGCTTTGTTCAATACTGTCGTCATATTCTTCAAAGATTCCTCGCGAACCACGAGGAGTCCTTCGTCTGACTTGTCGGAGAGCTCAATTTGGTTGAACAGCATCTTCTTATCGTCCGCACCTTCCAAAGTGTAAGCGGCACCGAGAACGTGTTGTTTAGCCTTCTCCGGTGCTTTCTCGGGGATGGTGATCGTAAACTCTTGACTAAGTACAGCTCTTCGCAACTTCGCAAGACTTAGCTGATAGCCGTAAAAATACTCTGCCAAGACGTTCGCCCTGTCACTAATAAAGTCAGTAAAGAGATCCTTAGGGCCTAGCATGCTCATCAGTTGGTTCAGCTTAGTAGTTGCAGGCCTAGGCACGTCTAACCCACTCAGGCAGATGCGGGTAAAAAGCGCTGTCTTGATTGCATTGGCAGCTTCTTCTTTTATCACCTGCCTCGACCCTTTCTTCTGTAATAGTAGAGCAGCCACGCTAACGAGATAGGGTTTTATGTATGCCATCAGGAGTAGAGGAAGGACCCAATCTGGCCTGTCTTCCTCCGAAAGGGGTGCGACGGTGAGCGCCTCACCTCTCGGAACTCTACGCACGCTAGCCGTGACCAACGACCACGGTTTAACGGTCTTAACAAGAACTAGTGGAGCATAACTTACGTTCTGAGGTTCTGGGAGCGGTAGTAGAATAACGTCCACTGTGACATGACTATCGGGTTGTAAGTTCACGCTCACATATTCAATATTGCTAGCTATCTTTTGTTGTAGTGCGGGCGTGCATGCGATGGGTTCTAAACTATCAGCCATTTGCGCTTCAGTGAATACAGGGATTTCGAGGGCCGTGCCGAGCGATGGAAAGACGCGTCGGGAGTAAGCCAGGCCGAAGTAGAGATACTTGTCATCCATCCTCATCAATTTCGGAGTCTTAAAATGTGGGTGTGACCTAAGATGGTCCTGAACGACCATGTTAAGAACACGCAACTCATCCTGGTCGCATAACGCTAAAACTGAAGGAGCGAGATTTTCGTAATTTAGAGCTAATATTTCCCTGATGTATAACCACTGGTAGTACGCATCATTTAGTACATCACTCCTGGCCGGTGGAAGAGCAATATCGAACCATTCCTTTGTCCGCATTCGTGCACCCAGTATGTCAACCACCAGAGTCCACTCATCAAATGCATAGTAGTATTTGCCTGGAGATCGATACGCATGTCCCACAATACTGAGTTGGGGTTCATGCTGAAAACTCTTCGCGAAGGAGGTGTAGAAGCCCATCAATTGTGCGGCAAGGCGCTGTATTGATGGCTTCTTGTACAGTATCAGGTCAGTCGGGTACAGTATAGTCGCTAATGCCTCGTTATCTACTGAAGATAATGCCGACGCATATAGCAGATGTGGTGCGAGCACATCCATTGCGATGAGATATCGGTCTAGCGTAGTCCAAGATAATTCAGGAAGATGGGTGTCGATTATTCCGACGTCACCAAACCAACGCGCGGCCTTCAGTTTTGCATAGTTCGCACGAATGTAGTTCAACATGCGTTCAGTCTCGGAAGACAGATACGTCAGTCGGGACAGAATTTCTATGGCCTTCTTCCGCAGGCGATACCATTGACCCATCCTTGTACGAATGGGCAGCCATCTTGCGCGTATTCTTCGCCATCTGCGTATAGCTCTGACGAACTTCAGTTTGTTGAAGTAAAGGCCTGTAAGATATCCTCTGGATATCTTTGTGACGCCTGGGTGCTCACTCTTCCTTTTGGTCACAGCGGCAGTTCGTTTATATTGTATTTCGTTTCATTCTTATCTACTTCTTTAAAGAACATCTCGAAGGGTACCCCCTCGTCTGCTGAGCATGGTGTCGACAGGGTGTTATGCCGTAGACGGCGTGCTCGAAGCCACTCTGCAGTCCACACACTGTGTCTCATCCCTGTTATTATAGCGAACTTCAATGCTGCGGGGGTGTCTGGTCTAAACGCATAATGTATCTCGACAATTACGCCACGATCTTCCTCTACATCGCTAACAACCGCAATCAGACTGCTACTCTCCCAAAACCACATCCTCGCCTTTGTACCACTGTGAGTAGTGGTCAGGCTCTTATACCACGGACATCTCGTCTCTCTCAACACCTTCATAGGTACATAATCCGTAAAGGGTACGCTTATCAACCGGCCGAGAACTTCCTGCTGTATCCTCGCTCCTCCGTCATCATTTAGTTCGATTTTGGCCCAATTTCTAAACAACAGCTCTCCATTTTGTTTTATCGCACTAAGCACCTTAGGATTGTTAAAACCTGAAAGTCGCAATGCTCTGTAGAGAGAATTTGTAACGACTTCCATAACGTCAGTAATGTAGCGGCGGTCGTCAGTTAAGCCGCGTAATGCGAAACGCACTTCCAAATCGATCGATCCCTCGTCTGTCACGCATGTAGCCACTCGTCTCACGGAGAAACTCGGTGACGTCCAGCACCAGTAGCCTTCTTCGTCTCTTTGTAACTTAGCGATTTCGCCCAGAGAAAAGGCTGCTGTAGCAGCGCTCCTGATCTGTTGGGGCTGATCAATGGCCCCTTGTTTCATGG